TAGACCCGCGCATCGCCGGAGACCCGCGCATCGCCGTAGACCCACGCATCGCCGTAGACCTGCGCATCGCCGTAGACCAGCGCATCGCCATAGACCCACGCATCGCCGTAGACCCGCGCATCGCCGGAGACCCGCGCATCGCCGGAGACCTGCGCATCGCCGAAGACCCGCGCATCGCCGTAGACCCACGCATCGCCGGAGACCTGCGAAAGGTTGCTCTCTTTCTCGACCCAGCCGCCTAGGTCGCCAGCAACGACCCCGATAGCAGCAATGGCGATAACCGCGCGAATGCGATGAAGCGTAATTCCAAATTCAACCTTGGTTTCTCCGGTGAATTCATATTTCTTTTGCTGTGTTTTTTCCATCACGCTGCCCTCTGCTCTGGGTTGTGGCCGCTGCTGCAATTCGTATTCATGTTGGCGGTCGGCCGCGGTTCCGACCAATCAGCACCGGCAAGAATTTCCTCTCGCGCGGCGTCGGACAGTTTCATCCGGCGCGCTTGCTGATCGAGGGACAGGAGGTGGTTGGCTCGGTCCTGGGAGGTCATGCCGCACCACCAGTTTTGGTGAGGGCGGCGCGGGAAGTGCGGGCAACGAACACGGCTTTTCCGTTGACGTAGCGATAGCTGCCCGGCGTCCATCCATTACGCGCCAGCGCCGCGCGCTCGGCTTCCAAATCCTTAGCCGCAACGCTCTGGCATTGACCGATGTGCAATTTCCCGTTCGTGAACGAGAAAAAGCTGAACATCACATATCCATCCGCGCCAGCGTAGCCTTCATCGTAGTGAAATGTTTTTACTGCCGTCCGCGCGCCTGCTGCTGTGGTCTTGGCCATCACGCAGCCTCCATCGCTTCAGCAGCCTTGAAGAGGTCGCCAGCGAGGTCGCTGCCCGCATCGGAGATAAAGCGCGCGTCCTTTTCGTCGATGCTGCCGGCGTTGATCGATGCCGATGCGTTCGCCAAGACAGCCTCGACGTGATCAGCAACGGCTTTGCAGATGCATTCGATGTAAGCGCCGGCGTCTTCCAGCTCGTCCGGTGTCGCCATGTAACCGGTGTGACGGGTGCCAACATCTCTCGGCTGGATTGCCGCGATCCTCGCGACAAGATCGGCGTGGGCGGCTTCGGCGCTGAACATCGTGCTCTCCCGTTCGATGGGGAGAATGTACACGTATCGTGTTTATATGTCAACATGAAATATGTAAATTTATTTGAGAATGAGCCGAGACCTGCTACAAACAAAGAAGCCCCGGCCTCCCGGCGCGCCGGGGGTTGCGTACGCTTCGTCGGCTCCCGCTTTGCGAACGGGGGCCGGCGGGGCAGGAAATAAAAAAGCCCGCCAAGAATGGCGGGCTTTGAATGCGCGGAGGCGTAAGAGAGGCCGTGACAGAGTCTTACGCAGACTTGCGAGAAAGCGCCGCTTCCCGGCTTCCGACGTGGCGCGATTCCTTCAAAATCTCGTTCACGCGGCCGGGGTTCACGTCAAAGCTGGCCGCGATTCGATGCTGGAATTCACCGTTCCAGTACCGCAGCCAGATATTCACAGCGTCATTGAAGGTCAGTTGATAACTAGGAGTCTTCATTCTAAAGGCCTTTTTAGATTTGGCCTTGAGGACTCTTGACAGTGAGTCGAGTCGGCGTAGGGTGCCGCTTGTGGACGACTGCTGCAAAAGCCCCCAAGGCCTGTTGCGGATCACGAAAACCGGGGTGTTCCAGACCCCGGTTTTTTCATGGGCGGCGAATCGCTTCACCACCATCTTGTAAGGTCATGACTCTCGTAAAAAGAGTCAAGTCGAGCCAGCGCAACCGAAGCCGGATACAGATGAAGCGCATACTCACGGCCGCAGTCCTGATGCTGTGGCCACTATCTTTCTCAGTGGCGGCCGAACCCATCATTGGCCTGGTCTCTGTGATCGACGGCGACACCATCGAAATCCACGGCCAACGCATGCGTATCTGGGGCATCGATGCGCCGGAAAGCTCTCAGCTTTGCCGCGGCCCGGACAGCCTGCAATTCCGCTGCGGCGCCAAGGCGGCCAACGCGCTGGCGGATTTCACCGCGGGCCAGACGGTGTCATGCACCCAGGTTGACCGGGATCGGTTCGGGCGCGTGGTGGCCCGGTGTGACGTCGGCGGCACCGATATGGGCGATTGGCTTGTCCGGTCCGGCCTAGCCGTCGATTGGCCTCGGTATTCCCGCGGGCACTATGCGGCGGCGCAAGACGAGGCCAGACGGGAGGAACGCGGAATCTGGGCCGGGAGTTGGGTCAACCCTTGGGAGTTCCGGGCCTGTCGCCGGGCCGGCGGCCGGCCGAGGGCCTGTTCGGACGGGGAGAGGTGAGGGGCCTCCTGTTCGAGTTCGAGATAAGTTGGCGCCGAAGCACGGATTGATTAACTCTCGAAATTGTGGATAGCGTTGATATCTAAAGCCAATTTAAATTGTTGACTCGTTCTAAGTCACTGAAAATTCACTTGATTTTTGAACCTTCCTCCGGTATGTAAGTTGTCATGAGCGACATTTCATTTGGTTTAGAGTTCCGCAACATGGTCCGCTCACTAAGGATTCGATCTCTTCGTAACCCGCGCACCAACCCAATTATCACTGGGTTTGTGAATGGGCTTGCACAAATGGGCTCCGCTGGCACAGTCGGCTCAACCGTTAATTTCCCTAAGACTCGGTCCGGCGAGGCCTTTCGAGGGGACTGGAATCGTGTGGGCGGCGACTTGAAGCGGAGTTTCGAGAAGGTTCGTTCGCGTGAAAAAACCAAGGCGTAATCGGCCGCCTTCCTCCGCCTCTGCCCACCAAGACGACTCCCCACAACATAACCAACACTCGATAACTCGAACTGTTGTTCATCAATCTGCATCTGGGTGGAGCGGTCCGCTCCCACCACCCGCTGCCCTGGATGAGTTTAACAGGATCGTGCCTGGTGGAGCCGAGAGAATATTCGCACAGTTTGAGGCAGAAGGTGCTCACCGGAGAGAGCTTGAACAGCGGCAATCGCGCTTCGTCGTCCGAGATGCTCACGCAGGACAGTTTCTCGCAGGGCTGTTTGCTTTTCTAGGATTGGGCGTGTCGGCGCTCGCCATCTACTACAACCAGCCATGGACGGCCACCATTCTTGGGAGCGGTACTATTGCTCCAATCGTTTATGCCTTCCTTCGGCAGGCGTGGAGCCGCGAAAATAGCAGCGACGACGAATAACCCCGCTCCGGCGGGGTTTTCTATTTGGGGGAGGGAGGGTTGACCGCAAAGAAAAACCCGCCAGTTGAAGGCGGGTTTTGAAATTCAGCCGACTTTGCGTTGTCGCTCAACGACGGGTGGATCGTCCTGACGGTCCTCGATAGGACGACGCTCCAAAGCTTCACGCACGGCAGGATTTTCGAGCCATTTCGAGACATAGCTCCGCACGCGGCTTTCATTGCCGGCCAAGAACTCAATCTGAGTTTTGCGGTCCATGGTGCTCTCCAGCAAGTTCAACGCCCCTGTTTTAGGAGCGTTCCGCCCACCAAATGTATCGCCCGTGGTAGGGGTCGGGTCTATTAATCACATACCCGCACGATTCAAACACTTCCGCAATGAGGATATGCTTAACGAGCGCCTTCTGTGGCAGATTGGCATCGTGGGTAGAGTGCTTGATACTGCTACATTGTGCAGCATTTATGAGCGAATGAGTGGCGCTCAACACCATCGACAATACAAGTTTTCGTGTCTCTTTGGGGAATAATTTCCCTGTGTTTGCCCCTGAATAGTAGCATTTTTTCTCATTATCGGCGGTATTTTCGATTATGCAAAAAAAATGTTCCATATCCCCGCCGGGGAGGGGATCGAGGCCGATCATCACTGAAAAGGTTGATTTTGTTTCAGGATCGTAACCGAAGTTGATTACGACGAGATAGCAGCCACCCTGCCGAAACACATCGGCTCGCCACCCGTCCTCCCGCACCGTTAGTTGAAATGCCATGCCTGCACACGAATCTAGATGCAGAGAGCCTTTTCGACTTTAAAGCGAAAGGCAAGGGCACGCTCACAAATCCAGTACCGTTCGTTTGACGCGGCCAATTACTATTTCGCGCGCTTACAATCAAAGCTGACAAAAAAAGCGCGTGCGGCGAGAAGTGATGCAGGGAGATGGCGATCCGCTGGGTGCTCTCGCAAAAACTGCAAAACAATATCTACTAGCTGACCTCTCGTAACTTTCGGGTGAGACTTGCAATTGTAACCTGCTTGCATGCCTTCGAAATAGCCAGTCACAAGTCCCATACAAAGGAGCTGTTTTCCGTTGTCCTTTGCCGTGCAGTACTCGTAAAGTTCGTTGCCTGTATCAAAGGCTGATTTTGCCGGTAATGGCGCGAGAGCTAGGAATATTGCAAAAGCGGCCAAAACCGCCGAAAAAGTCCGCATTTATTGATCTCCCCAGACCCTGCGATATCCAAGCGCAACTATGGCGGGAGGGCAAGTAGACTTTAGCGCTCGTTAATCTTGATTAGCCCGCTCAATTGCTCCGACCAGGCCACCAGAGCGTCCCATTCCTTGCAGGGCCTGCCGGTCGGATCGCTGTTGGTCCAACTGCGCTCGGCATGCGACGTATTCAGGCGACCCCTTCGCAACCCCATAAGACAGACAGCGTGTATCATCCTGCGCAATCTGCTGTTCCGCAGTCATGCATCCCGAAAGAAGGCATACGGCGGCAATGGAAAATAAAAATGATCGCGTCATAGTCGCTTCAATCCCCACAGCACCCTCCCGATAATAGCTTCCTCCAGTTCGTCGGCCGTCACTTCTTCTTCCCCGTGATGTGGGTTGTCGGAAATGATCTTAATGATGGGCGGGTTGCCTCGACGGAGTGCCTGCAATCGTTTGACAACGATGGACCCAAATCTGTCACGGATTGCGTAGAGACCATCAGGCGAAGGAACGCGATGATCGGTATCAATGATCACCCTATCGCCAGAATGAATCGTTGGGGCCATGCTGTCCCCGTAGGTCTCGATGATCCTGATTCGATCCTCAGGCCGCCGGAGCTCGTTGCGCACGAAGGTGTGGGGGAAATGCCAGCTTTCGGATTTCACGGGATCTGTGGTGTCTCCGTGGTGCACCACTAGGGTATGATCACTCGACCCGCCACCCCCTAGACCTGCACGGATGTCGATTTCGAGAATGCCATTCTCGGGGCGCGGCTCGTAATCAACATCAACGGGGGTGACGTCTCCCCAGCCTGGATTTCCTTCTCCCGTAAGAAGCCAGCCAGCATCGGTTTTAAAGGCTCGTCCGTACTTCTTGGCCTCGATAGGGCCAAACTCGTTCTGCCCGTTCTCGTGGGCGGAGTATGTCGATGGTGCCCAATGGTATTTTAATGCCGCTTGGCGAGCTGATTTGAACAGCCGAGCCCGCGCTTCCTTCAATCGTTCGCCCATGTCCGTCATGGCAGAATATTCACATAACGTGTAAACACGTTGCATGTTGACATTCAACATGATGTGTGTAGATTTGGCGGCATGGACACCGTCGAAGACATTTTCTCCAGGTTCACAAGGACTGGCGCGCTTGCTGATGCGCTCGGTATCAAGTTGTCGGCTGCAAGTGAAATGCGCCGTCGCGGTTCAATTCCAGTCCGATACTGGCCACGTCTTGTTGAAGAAGCAAAGTCGCGCGGAATATCTGGCATCAGCTACGAAAAGCTCGTTGCGATGCATTCTCCCCACCCCAAGGAGGCGGGGAGATGAGGGCAAAGCACCCCAAACCATGGAAGCGCGCAGAACGTATCGCTGCTCAATGCGCGGCTGGAAAGAAGCTCTGTCGATATAATCGGCAGACCGAAACAGGTTCGACTGAGGTTGTTTTTTTTCTCGAACCGGGAGGCCGTCAAGTTGGCACCCGTTCTGCCGAGAACGCCATCGCTCATGGCCTCTTAACTCCCTCAAACGATGGCTTGCTAGGTCCGGAGTTCAGTCAGACCTGGAGCGCGCCGCAATGACCGCGCGCAATCTCACACCGGGGGAAATGCAAGGCTGCGCGCGGTCTGACGCGCCCGGGGCCGGCGCGATCATCATTCCATTCGCTGGTGCTCGATCTCGCGCCAAATCTTCCGCGCCGCAATCAGAGCCAGCACCAGCCACGGCAGATAGCACCACATCCTACGATCCCGACACGGTTTCGCTGGTGGTCTGGGGCTTGTTCATCGGTCTTTGGCTCCTGGTGCCGGTGATTTGCATCGCCATCATCGGGAGGCTGTCATGACCTGCGATGGCCTCCCGGTGATCATGATCCGCGGCGTTCTGCATTCCCGTCGCTCCGGTGATTTGAGTTGCTTCGTCTTTCCGCCACTTCCTGAAACGTCTTCAAAACATCGTCGTCGGTTGGCTGTTCGCGCGGCCTTCCAGCGATTTGCTGCGTCACTCGCAGGGTTGCATTTGCGAGTGGGGTGAAAGTCAGTTCGTGTTCGTCGTCGTCTTCCATGCTTGCAACTAAGCATGGAAGGAAAGACGCGATGTCCATCGACGATGGAGAGTTTAACCAAATGAATGCCATGACCGACATAGACGCGGCTCATCACTTCGCCAAAGCATTGGAAGATGCAGAGGCAAAGCGGCTTGGTGTTCGCGCGAACGAGGCTCGTCGTGTAGTGGCGCGCCGTCTGCGTACCTCGCCGGGAACGCTCGAAAATATTCGTCGGTTGCGAACAAAGATCGTGCCGGCGTGGCTGATGGCCCGTATCCGCACCGAGTTTGTTTCCCTCCTGCAAGCTGAAATCGTCAGGCTGGAAAATGAAATCAATCTCGCTCGCCAGATTGGCGGCAACTATCGCGATGACATTCTTCAAAAGGCTGAAACTCAGATGGCGGCGGCTAAGGAAATTCTGAGGGCCGCGCAATGACCCCGTCACAGTTCGAATTCCATCAGGCCCACCTTGCGCGCCGTGCGCGGATGGAGGGGCGCGCATTTGTGCCGCGCGTCGCGCCCAGGGCGGCGGTCGCGCCGCCGGCTGTGCCCAAGCTCGTCGAACCCAAGTCGGAATACCAGCCCTGGTTCTGCATCGTAAGCGCCACCGGAAAACCGATGATCCGGGACATCCAGAAGGCCGTTGCAGAGTTTTACGGCTGCACGCTAATCGACCTCAATTCGCACCGGCGCACGTATCCGATTGTGCGCTATCGGCAGATCGCGATGGCCATTGCCAAACAGATGACGGAGCGGTCCCTGCCCGAAATCAGCAGGGCGTTTGGGGGGCGCGATCACACCACGGTGCTACACGCGGTGCGCAAGATCGACCGCCTTTCTGCGTCAGACACGAAGCTTGCCGATGAAATCAATCAGATCAAACAACGGATAGAGGAGAGCCATGCAGTTACACGTGCAAATCTCCAGAGTGAAGCGCGCCTACGCGGCAGCGCCGATCCGCTCGCACCGCAAGGTTCAGAAGCATCGGGAGCACGTGTTCCTGATGCTGAAGCAGTTGAAGCGTGAGATCAGGCGGGATCGGCGGAAATGAAGCGCCCTGAACAGGAAATGCAGAAACAGGTGTTCGCGCACCTCAGAGCGCGCTCGAATGCTGGCGCGTTCTATTTCCACGTCCCCAATGGGGTGAACAGTTCCGCGCGCATCGGCGGAATCATGAAGGCCGCAGGAGTTGTTTCCGGCGTTCCTGACATCTGTGTCATTCATCGAGGCACGCCCCATTTTCTCGAACTCAAGGCCGGGAATAACCGTCCAACGATACAACAAAAGCACGTCATGGACATGCTGCTGCTGGCGGGATCGCGCGTAGCCGTCGCCGGCTCACTGGATGAAGCGCTCTACACGTTGGAGTTCTGGGGAATCCTCAAGCGTAACGGAGCGATTATGCCCATCACGAGATCACAAACCACGGAAGACCAATCACAGGGAAGCATCACATGAGCGCGCTTGAGAAGGTCAACATTATTCCTCCGGTCGAAGCGGCGTCATCAGCTATGACGCCGATGGACATGCTCAATAGGGCCGTCACACAGGGCGCCAATATTGAGGTGCTTGAAAAGCTGATGGCGCTTCAGGAGCGCTGGGAGGCCGGACAGGCTCGCAAGGCGTTTGACGAGGCGATGGCATCCGCAAAGGCTGATATTCCAACCATCGCGAAAAACCGTGAGGTGGATTTCCACTCATCCAAAGGCCGAACGAACTATCGGCACGAGGACCTGGCCGAGATCGCGCGCACGGTCGATCCGATCTTGAGCAGGAACGGTCTGTCCTACCGCTTCCGCGTCACGTCGAACGTGAGCAAGCCGGTCACGGTGACCTGCATCATATCGCATCGGTCCGGTCATTCAGAGGAAACGACGCTAAGCGCCGGTCGGGATGAAAGCGGAAACAAGAACAGCATTCAGGCTGTCGGGTCTGCAATCACCTATTTGCAACGATACACGCTCAAGGCCGCGCTTGGACTTGCCGCCGCAAGCGATGACGACGGCGCCGCCGTCGAAGCGCCTGACTATGTTTCGCGCGCTCAGCTCGATGAGATTATCGACTTGGCCGAGGCCGTTGGAGCCGACAAGGAAAAGTTTTGCAAATACCTCCGCGTCGGAAGCCTTGCAGAGATTCCAGCCAACAAATTCGACCATGCGGTGAAGCTGCTCGAAGCCAAGAAGGGGAAGAACTGATGATCCTCTTCTTTGACACGGAAACGACCGGATTCTTTCAGGATCGCTTGCCGACCGATCACCCAGACCAGCCGTACATTGTTCAATTGGCGGCGGAACTGTCGGATGATGAAGGAAAACCAATCGCGGGATTTTCGTTCATCGTTGACCCGGGAATTTCGGATGGAGTGTTCATCCCCGACAGAGCGTCGGGTGTTCATGGCATCACGAATGATCGCGCGGTGCAATTCGGTGTGTCGGCAGAGTTCGCTCTTTCCGCATTTACCCATCTGTATCAGCGTGCGGACATCGTTTGCGCTCACAATATCAAGTTTGACCGTGGAGTCATGGAAGCCGCAATCGCTCGTCATTACGGCAAAGTCATGCCGCTCCGTAAGACGCTCTTCTGCACGATGGAAGCTGCGTCCCCTGTCGTTAACCTTCCGCCGACTGAGCGCATGCTCGCGGCCGGCTTTACCAAGCCAAAGCCTCCGAAGCTTGAGGAGTGCATAAAGCATTTCTTCAATGAAGAATTGGACGGCGCACACGATGCAATGATCGATGTTCGCGCATGCCGCCGTGTTTATTTTCATCTGAAAACGTTGGAGGCGGCATGATGGAAATCATCAACTGCGAGCAAGGGACACCTGAATGGTTTTCGGCGCGCGCCGGCATCGTGACGGCTAGCGAGTTTCAAACCCTTCTTATGAAGGGAAAAGGTGGCGGCGACAGCCTGACGCGCAAAACCTACATGCGTAAACTCGCTGGCGAAATCATCACTGGCGAACCTGCGGATGGGTTTTCAAACGCTCATACCGAGCGCGGCAAGGCCATGGAGCCAGAGGCGCGCGACCTTTACGCCTTCATGGCCGATTGCGAGCCGCAGCAAGTCGGCTTCATCAAGAATGGTCGCAAGGGCGCAAGCCCGGATAGCCTTATTGGCACGAACGGCGGTTTGGAAATCAAAACTCGGCTTCCGCATCTCATGATCGAGCTTCTGGAGAAGAATGAGGTTCCCACTGAGCATATCGCTCAAATTCAGGGCGGCATGTGGGTAGCGGAGCGCGAGTGGTGGGACTTTGTGGCCTACTGGCCGAAACTTCCTCTCTTCGTCAAGCGCGTCTATCGCGATGAGTCATACATCAAGGCTTTGGCTGCCGCTGTGGATCAATTCAACGATGAGCTTGATGCGATTGTCGCGCGCATCCGTGAGTACGGTTCGCAGAAGGAGGCCGCATAACATGGCTGGTTCCGTGAATAAATGCATCATCATTGGGAACGTCGGAGCAGATCCAGAACTGCGCCGGACGCAGGATGGCAAGCCAGTTGTCAATCTCAGTGTGGCCACATCAGAATCGTGGCGTGATAAGGCCACGGGCGAACGAAAGGAAAAGACCGAGTGGCACCGCATCACGATCTGGAACGAGGGTCTGTGCAAGGTTGCGGAGCAATACCTTCGTAAGGGAATGAAGGTCTATGTCGAAGGCGCGCTGAACACGCGCAAATGGCAGGACAAAGACGGGAAGGACCGCTACTCGACCGAAGTGGTGCTGAACGGCTTTCACGCCGCGCTCGTCATGCTGGACGCCCCCGCGCGTTCGGAGCCAACGGTTGAAACCAACCGATATGCTGAGGCCACGGGCCGCACCGCCCCCGGTCGCGCATCGGGTCAGCAGTCCATGTCGCATGACATGAACGACGAAATTCCGTTCAGCCCGGAGTGGCGCTGATGCACCGGCCCGAGCTGTTCACGTGGGACGGCGAGGCGATGGTGCCGCGGCACCCGCGGCGAGCCGATGAGCTTTTCGTAGTGGGTGAGTCCTATCCGCTCATCATTCACGAGGATCGGGGCACCGCCACCCATAACCATGAATTTGCATGGCTGCGCGAGGCATGGATGAACCTGCCCGAGGCTTTTGCGGACCTCTATCCATCGCCAGAGCATCTGCGCAAACGCGCGCTGATTGAGGCTGGTTACTACGACGAAACGGTTGTCGATGCCGGCAACAATGCTGCGGCGCTCCGAGTTTCCGCCGTCTTCCGATCACGAGAGGAATTTTCGCTGGTCATTGTTCGCGGCCCGGCTGTGGTGATCCGGACGGCCAAGAGCCAATCTCGTCGAGCGATGAACAAGAAGGAATTTCAAGAGTCCAAGTCGGCCATCATGGACATCATTGCCACCATGATCGGTGTGGCGCCGGCAACGTTGACCGTCGAGGCGGGGAGGGCCTCCTGATGCGCCGCGAGTTTTCCAAGCAGGTCAAGCGCGACGCTTTCTTGCGTGCCGGCGGCCAGTGCGAGGGGGAGGGCTGCGGCGCTCGTCTAACGCTTGGGAAATTCGCTTACGACCACGACGTTCCGGACGCGCTCGGCGGCGATCCTACGCTGGACAACTGCCGTGTCCTTTGTGCGGCTTGCCACAAGGCGAAAACAGGAAGGCAGGACATCCCGCGCATCGCCAAGACCAAGCGCATCAGCGACCGCGAGAAGGGCATCAGGAGGCCGCGTGCCATGACCAGTTGGCGGCGGTTCAACGGATCAATAGTTCATGCGGGGAGGAATCGATGACGGACATGGAACGTCTGAAGGACAAAGTCAGGTTGGCAAAGTTCAACCCGTCGAAGTCCCACATTGAATATGCATTTCAGCGGGGATGGAACGCCGCGTTGGATTGGGTTGTCGCGAATATGCAGAGCATCGAAGGGGAGAGCCATGACGGAAGTTCTGATCGGGGACAATGCGAAGGCCCAGCTTCGTTCGATCATCGAGCGGGTTGAGAGGCTGAATGAGGATAAGAAGGCCATCTCTGACGATATCAGCGATGTGTATGCAGAGGCCAAAGGATCTGGCTTCGACGTCAAGGCGCTCCGGACAGTGATCCGGATGCGTAAGCAGGATGCCGATGAGCGTGCCGAACAGGAGGAAATCCTGGAATCGTACATGCATGCGATGGGGATGGTATGATCACAAACGAATGCATCGACGCCGCCTTGAAGGAGCTTTCCGCAGTTGGAATCACCGGAACGGTGCGCCCGTCTGGCAAGCATGCTGCCATAGAATGGAAGCGCGGCGACGATGATCGCACATACCATGCCGCTCTGACGCCTTCTGACCGCCGCGCGCACCTTAATGTCAGATCCGACATTCGCAGGATGCTGCGCGCCGATGGCCTCCTTCATGACGAGGATGACATGATCGCCGGTGACCGGCCGCGGCTTGTCTTGGCGGATGGCCGCTTTGTCTGCGACAGCATGGATATTGCCGCCCACTTCAGCAAGCAGCACAAGAATGTCCTGCAATCCATCGATAAGATCATGGAAGAATTGGGAGAATTTGGTCGGCTGAATTTTCAGCCGATCTCATATCTTGATAACAGCTCACGCCGGCAGCGCGCTTTTTGTCTGACGCGGGACGGATTTTCTATACTGGCAATGGGATTCACCGGCGATGCCGCGTTGGCATGGAAGGTGAAGTACATCGACGCCTTCAATGCCATGGAAACCGAGCTACGGCGCGTTTCCCCTGCGTCTCTGCCATCAGATGTAGAAGCCCGGCTCGGAAAACTGGAGGGGGACCTTAACGCTCTGATTGATCTTTCTCTGTCTCAACCAATGCCAGAGCCGGGATTCATCATCGTGAAATCATACAAGCGGCGGGCGCGGAGGGCCGCTGCATGAATCGATGGTGGAGGGCATACGAAGAAGCGGCGACCGACCCGAAGCTTCAGCTTCTGCCGGCAGAATTGTTTCGTACCTGGTTCAACATGATGTGCATTGCATCGCGCAACGATGGCAAGCTTCCAGCACTCGCTCATATAGCCTACACGCTTCAGATGAAGGTGGATAAGGCGGCGCAGGCGCTGGCACAGCTTCATCGTGCCGGTCTTTTGGACAAGACGGAAGACGGATTTAAACCGCACAATTGGGATGGCCGCCAGTACAAGAGCGACCGTGACGTATCGAGCGCGGAACGGTCAAAGCGCTACCGTGACGCAAAGCGTGACCGTCACGGTAGCGTCACGCGTGACGTCACGGACCCGTCACGCTCCCCAGAGACAGAGACAGAGACAGAGACAGAAAACAAACACTCTCGGTCGGTCGCCAAGGCGACGCGACCCCGTGAGAGCCATTTCGACGAATTCTGGGAAGCCTATCCGCGCAGGGATGGGCCAAATTGCGCCGCGACAAACAAGGTGAGACTCAGCGTCAAGCAGGATGAGACTCGGCGGCGGGGGTGTGACGAAGGGAGGGCGTAGCCCGACCGGAGTTACACCCCCGCCGCGGCGCAATTTTTAGGCGTCT